TTTGTAACCTGATCATTCGCAAGAAACGTAGAAATAACATCATCAGATCCAATAAAATTGAAAACATTTGAATCAAGCGCTCCATCCACGCGAATCAATTTACATCCAGCTTCTAAATCAGTCAATGGCGTTCCAGTAGCAACAGTGCTCCATGCACCAGCACCAGTTGCTGTAACATCATATCCATGAGTTCCTTTTTTCTGAAAATTTATAACATCACCATTAATAAGCGTTATGGACCCACTTACCAATGCATCAACAGCTTGCTTTTCAATAGAACGTTGAATAAGATCTTGCATTAGTGCCATATCATCGGTGACAACCTTAATTGCCTGAAGAGCATAAGCACGACCAGCGTCCTCAATTGTTCCGAATTCTCTTGTTTGCAAAGATTCTGGGTTAAGCATTGAGTATTCATTGTACTCAGGTGGGAAATACTCTTTATTAGTAAACACACGGCTTTTGTTAAATCTTCCACCTGTTCCGGGCTGAATGTCAACAGCTATCTTACGGCCGTTACGACGAATATCGATATCGATAGATTGACTCAACCTAATATTCTCAGGTGGTGTTTTAAAAAAGCTGCTGATGAACATTGTGGGCTTTGCCTTCTGCTCAAAAGCACTAATCATAGCTTTTCTGTATAAACTTCGTGACATTTTAGTTCTCCTTTTTTATGATCAATTAAATTTAAAATTATGCGAAAGATGCACCATTATCAAGTGAAGAAAGCTCGCGACTAACAAGAACAAGAAGACCTGCGTCTTTCATCAAATCTTTTACGACCCCTACACCTGAAACGATCGTATCAATTGCATCTGTACCATCAAAAAATAGTTGAGAAGAGTCAATTTTCCCAATAGTACAAACACGCACATTGTCTTTGGTTTCTCCACCAGCTGATGAAATTGGCTCGGCCAAAACATATTTTGGTCGTTGGGTACCGTCGCTATTCCCACTTTGAAAAAGCGCTAAATTTTCATTTGCAGTAAACGGACCCATAACAGTTCCAACAAGCAAGTTTGCTCCAGACAGCAAAGTAACTGAACGATCATCAAATTCATTATTTCCAACAAAAACAGTTGAAATATCATTAGCCGTTATCGCCGGATTTGTTCCTACGGTATTAATTTTCATTTTTTCCCCTTCCGCTATAAGCGATTATTTAATTATTTTTTGCCATTTAAAAACGCATCAACCTGTTCGTCAGTAGCTTCTTTTTCATCATCTGAACCAGGTTCTTCAGTAGAGGTATCTGTTGGAACTTCGCCAGTGTTATCAGCAGCGATTGCTTGGGCTTCCTTATGCCTTATACCAGCAAGTACATAAGAAGCATGCACATCTTCGTCTTGGACAGAACTACCATTTTTAATGTTTTTAAGAACATCATCCTTAGCAACATCAATGAATAATAAATGTGCATTAACTCTTTTTTGTTCTAGATCTTTCCCTCTAGCCATAGCGTCATGTTCGATAACTGCAAAAGATTCAGGGTGATTAGCCTTAATTTCTTGAGGTGTCATTTGAACACGCTCCTTTCCTTTTTGTGTTATATTATCGTTCTTTTCTTTTGGCTCCGAATTATTAAAAAAAGCGGCAGCCTTTTCTAAATCATTTTCAAACCTATTTTCATTTTTTACCTTACACATCATTGCTTCAAATTGTATTTTCGCATCATTCAATGTCGTATCTTTATCGGTTTCTTTTTCTTCTGAATCAAGAACGACATCAGCGAAACCAGCATCTTTAATCTCTGAACCAAAAAACCAAGATTCTGAATCCATCATTTCTCGCATTAAACCTTTATCAGATTTTGTCTTTTTAGCGTATGCGCGGGCTATTAAATCAGCTAGAGCACCGAGAATATCTGCCGTTTTTTTCATGTCTCTATAATCACCCATACTAAAACTCCAAGGGTTATGAATCATAAAAACAGAATTGTCATAAACTTGTACCTCGTCTGCAACAATAGCAATAACTGTTGCCATACTAGCCGCAACTGATACAATCCTAGCTGTTATTTTGCCACTATATTCTTTTAATCTGTTAAATATTTCTATTCCTTCGTAGACAGATCCACCCGTTGAAGACACGTTAATAATGATATCATCACCGTTAGCTTCATTGAGAGATTCCTTAATATCAGAAGCTAGAATATCCCATCCAATAATTCCAGTAAGGTCGATTGTTTTTGCCATAAACCCTCAAAACTTTCTGCTGCATTTTATACATAAATTATTAATAACTTTACCACGGCATGTTATGCATATGCCTGAGTATACTTGTTCAGATTTTTCATCGTCTTCGTCTTCAGGAGCAGATTCAGGTGGTGCTGATTCTGTTTCTGCTGTTACTTCAGGAGCAGATTCAGGTGGTGCTGATTCTGTTTCTGCTGTTACTTCAGGAGCAGATTCAGGTGGTGCTGATTCTGTTTCTTTTTTTTTGTTTTTACCTCTACCTCTTGTCATGTTACTCCTCCTCAATATCTTCCGGTTTCCATGTTTTATCTCTATCTTCAGAAGTCATATTATTAAAGAGATCGCCCAATTGCTCAATTTCAGACTTGAGTCTTTTGGCGTTCTCTGAAAAGTCACCGTTACCCAACCTCTCTGTTTCTTTTTCATGTGTTGACAAATTATTATTTATTTTTTCTACAGCTGCTTTTACTTCTTTTAATTCATCTACATTAGGAATTGGCTTCCCTATAAATCTTGATTTAAAATATGCTTCTAGAAACAATCGATCGGAACCTAAATATGCCGTCATAAACCCAGGAGAATCAATAAATCCACTTAGAGATTTTGTAGTTACAAATAATTCATAAATTGGCTTATAAAATTGCGTTGACGGAATGTTGGATCTATTAACATTAAGAACATGCTCAAACATTTTTAACGCTGCCCTTGATGCTGAATAATTACTTGAAAACAACATAACCGCTACCTCTTGGGGTATATCACATGAAGCAGCAATATATTTAAAGCTAACATCGACAAATCCTCCATAATTTACATTAGGATGGGAAGAGTCGTGAGATTTTAATTCCTGTCCAAGACCAAGATTAACAGCAGTTCCTCCTGTTGTCTTAGATATTTGTCCGGCTATTTGATCTCCAGATAATGAAGAATGTGGAAGTTCTGGTGCAGGAATATTTCTTCCACGTCTAGATCCTAATCCAGTTTTCTTCAATGGATTTTCTCCACTAGAAAATTCTTTATGCATTATAGTAGCAAAAATTTTGGCGTTCTCTTCTGCTGAAAGTATTTCTGCTTTTGAGTATCTATCGAGCTGCTTTAACTTTTGCATTGCTACAGTGAGAAGAGGCATCCCCCTTGTTTCTCCTAAGCGATATTTGCTACCATATACAAGCCAAGTCAATCTTCTATTACTTTTCTCGCCATATGCTGGTATTCTTTTTAATTTAAACTCTCTACATATTTCATCTGGTTTTGCTGCATTCAGTGCAGATACTCTGACCCAATAAGCTATGTGTCTATTGTTATCATCTATCTCAACACCGTCTTTTATCCTGGTCCCGTTTGCTTTTCCTTTGGCGGAAATATCTGTTCCAATACTTGGTGAAACAACATTAGCTCCATCAATTAATTGAATTGTAGGATATCCATTATCGTCAATCCTCGCAATAACTAGAATATCACCAGCCACTTTTGCATGTATGAATGCTGTTAGTGCTAATTGGTGTAATGTTTCCTCGTTTGATATATCTGAAATTCTTGAACTCGCATATAACGAGTACAATGCCTCAATGTTAGATGCCCATGCATTAGTATCAATTTTTATATCATAATTTTTTAAAACATTAGCCGAGGGTTCTGCTTGAAGCTTTAAACCTTCTCCAATAGTAAAAATGGCCAGACGCTTTATTATTATAGACGCAAATTCGTTTTCAATAAATAATTGCCAGCTTCTTTCTCTCAAAGTGTAGTAGTCGAGATTATAAATTCGTGTATCACCAAACATCAATGGTGTTGTTTCACCTGAAAATAATGTGTTTACTGTTGGGGGTGGAAATTCGCCCGACAAATACGATAGAACTTCGTTTGTTTTATGGTTATGAACAATTCCACCCCCACCATTTATTGTTTGAGAATTTGATTCTTTCCTTCTAAACATATTTTCTATATAAGATTTAATATTCATATTCCTCTAAAAGATTGATTACTTGATGCATCCCGCATAACCATTACATTAGTACCGTTTTCTATACCGCAAATTTCATTATATAGAGCCTTAAGTGAACGATATGCTTCAACAAGTTCATCCATACTTGCCTGCTTCACATTTATAACAGTTTGTCCAGTATTTATTTGATAAGAAATAATACCGCCTTTTCCGGCATTGTTTATCATGGCAAGCTCTGTTTCTTCGAGCATTTTTTTCAAGGCAAGATTACGCGTTGTCCTGTCGCAAGAGGTGGTCACATCACTTATAGCCGCAGATAATGTACTATACATATTTTTACCAGCTTCCTAAAAGTTATCAACAGGTTTTAAACATATTCACAACTTATTAACATATTCACAGGTTATCAACATATTCACAGGTTATCAACAATTTTAATAAGTGTCAATTTTTTTCTTTTAAAAATTCAAAAACAGATGAAGGACTAGACTCTTTTAATCCTAATTCTTCAATAGATATGTACCAAATAGTTAAATCAGCAGCACACGCACAATAAATATTAAGATCCCAAGATTCATTCCGTCCATGTTGTTCCCACACTATTTTAGTTAATCCACCAGCAGTTCTAACTTTCTTCTTTTTTTCGGTTGCCAATTGGCGTAAATATTCATCTGAGTACGTTGCTGGTAGATTGACCCATCCATCAGGGCAATCTTCGCCTGCCCTCCATTCTTGATTCATCCATTTGCTTACTTGGTTCTTGTAAAGATCTACATAAATCTGCACTAACGAAGTTTCATAATTCTTTAATGGAACCAATTTGAACTTTTCCCTCGTTTTAATTGCTGCTTGGAATCCTTTAAGCGGAAGCATTATTTTTTCATCCTGTCCAAATTCTTCACAGATACTATAGATC